TTTATGATTATGCACTATTTTATTCCAATTGTCAAGCATTTTCTTTGACAATTTTTTAAGGTAGCTTTCTGATAACAACGGATCGTGTTCAACACATTTTGCATATTGAGCCATTAGATAGATAGGCACAGATGATTCTATACATCCGTCAACCAGTTCCATAACTTCAATATCTAGAAAGACTCCTTCGTCTGGAGCCACTGACATGAACTATTCCTTCTTCTGTTGCAGGTGATGCTATTTAGTATTACGAAAAGATTGACACGGGTTTTAAAAATGTATAAATAGTCGCATGGGTGCGTGTGAATGTGTAACAACACAAGAGGCAAGTGTGGACGTTTTTAAAAAACTCACAAAAGGAATAACTGGGGTCGCATTTTATATGCAGGTGGGGTTCCTCCCAGTCACGCAAACTATTTAGAAAAGGCAGCTTTTAGTTGCCTTTTTTATTGGGCAACTTCCTTGATAAAAAAGCTTGGTGTGTTCCCATCAAAGCCACTACCATTATTCAATAGCACTCGCATACGTTCTGCTTCGTTGGCATTAGTCGTAGTGAATAGATTAAGTCCGGTGGACTGTTCTAAAACTTGAAACTCTTTGTTGACTTTAGTTACAAGATAGAGCATTATTTTTTCCAAAAAGTCTTTTCCTCTAGTTTTTTGATTCTAGCATCTAACTCCGGCCATACATCGAACTCATGTAGTTCTTTGCAAGGGTGACTGTTCTTCTCTAATTCAACTATCTTTGCTTCTAACTCATCAATCTTCTTAGATACATTTGGATACTTGGATTTCCAAGCAATGTTTTCTTTATCAAGAATATCAACGCCATACCTTTCGGTAGCCCAATCAGCAATATCATCGAACTTGTTATAGCACCAATGACCTGCTCTAGTATCTTTGAACCATTTTGTAGATGCGGCACCTAATAGTGACCCCGCTACGTTACTTAAAATCCACAACCACATATGTTTCTCCTAACTTAAGTATTTGTTTAATACTCTATGTATTCTTCCACTCTTCATCATCGAGTGAAATTTATTCCAGTATATTCTCATTTATTTCTTTATTATTTGAAGCCACCAAAGTTTGATTTCTTCTCAGTATTTCGCTTTCTATAGGATAAGACACTACCGTCGTTGGACTTCTCTTCTTTCATTCTACTAGAAAAGTTACCCTTATCTGCAACAGGAGTATCATCAACTAAATCTTGTGCTGATTCTTCAGCATCAAATAATTTCATCTTAGATCGATCAATTCCTATTACAAAACGTTTCAGATAATTAGTGTCACCCCACCTGTTCTTTAATTGTTTTACCATCAGTTGCCCTAGACCCTCTAACTCTTCAGTTGAGATCAGACCAAACATAAAATCAGCAGTTGCTGGTAGACCAAAGGACTCAGAAGTATCTTCTAAGTTTAAGTCTGAACTACTATAACCAGTACGAGTTGTTTGTGTAGCACTTAAGATAGGCACGTTAAACTCTACTGCCAAACCACGCAACTCTTCAGCGATTGCTTTGATAAGCGTGTAAGAATTCACATTAGCGCCAGCTTTCATTCTCGAACTAGTACATATATTTAGATAATCGATGTACACGATATCTGGTCTAAAGTTCTTTTTTAGCTTTAATTCGTTTAAAAGATGTCTGAAATGTGCAGAACCAGCACTAGCAGTCGGATACTCTTTGACAATCAACTTACCAGTAGTCTTGCCTTTCACTCTGTCAACTCTCTTCATATACACATCTTTAGGTATTTCTTGAAGTGCATCAATCGTAGTGTTTAGGAGATTAGCGTCAATACGTTCAGCAATCTTCTCTTCTGCCATTTCCATAGTAATGTATAGGACGTTTTTACCATCCATAAGATTGGCAGCCGCACAGTGTGTCATGAACAATGTCTTACCAACACCAGTACCTGCGAGAGCAATACTTAGAGATTTACGAGACAAGCCACCTTTAGTGATCTTATTGAATAAGTCTAAGTCAAACGCAACTTTGTCTTCTTTCGTATGATAGAACTCATATCGATCTTCTGGTTGTTCGAGGAAGTCGTGACCAATATTCTGATCAAAAGATACACCAAGTGCCTTAGTCAATAGATCAGGAATAGAACCCTTATCTAAATCTTTGTGATTGCCATCTAACACAAGAATGGATTCACGAACAGCATTAAAGACTGCCTTGTCTTGGCAGAACTTCTCAGTCTTATCTACGATCCAATCTAAATCAGTTTTAGCATCATAATCTAGACCATCAATCGTTTCAATGATTGTAGTATACTGATCATCTGATATGTTGCTTTTCTCATCGATAGCAATCTTTAAGGCGCTTTTGGTTGGCACACTATTGTAGTTTGCAATATATTCTGTTATAGATTTAAATACAGTCTTCTCAGTGAAGTCACCGAAGTAATCTTCACTAAGAAAAGGTATAACTCTTCGCATATAATCTTCGTTATGTAAGAGTCCCGCAAGAACGGTGTTTTCAATCATTCGCCACTATCTCCTCATCAGCGATTTCAATTTGAGAATCATCACTGATGAGACCCGCACTAGAAGCAATAGTATACACCTTTTCGATGTGTTTGGCAAGATTTGTTTTCTCAAACATCATTAACCAGAAATCTTTATTGTCTACGATCTCTTTTGCCCGCATCATCTTATCACTCAGAACTTCACCAGTCTCTGGATTAAGGGCTTCATACCAACCAACTTTTGGCTTATGTACATAGCCAGCCTTCTCTGCAACTTCTAGTAGTCCAGACCACTTCATGATACCACCATCAAAAGTAACAGTAATAGGGATCTGAGACTTTTCACGCACATGTCGAGACTTTTCGATATTGACTACAAAGTGGTAGCCCTTGATCTCAGTGCCTTCTTTCTCTTGTCTACGTCCGATGATCCAAATAGCATCAGCAGAATAGTAAGCACCAGTACCGCCAGACACGATGTCTTTAGGGAACAGACCAATTTCTTTGTAAGTGTGATTCACACAGATCAAAGGAATATCTTTTAGATTGAGATGAGGTGTTACAATACGAAACAGAGATTTCATCTGCTTTGCACGTGACATATCTGCCACAGACTTACCGTCTAGTGCATCATCAACTTCTTTCTTAGATGCTAAGTTACCAATAGAATCGATTACGATACACACGTTATCTTTCTTATCTAAGTCATTCAACTGATTAGTGATATCAAACTTTAACTGCTCGACATCTGTAATCGGTGTGTGAATAACACGATCCATATCAATACCAAAAGACTTGAAGTATTCTGGTGGTGTACCAAACTCTGAATCATAAAACAGTATAACACTGTCTTTATATTTCTTTTGATGAGCGGCAGCCATCAGCAATGCGAATGCTGATTTGAAGTGCTTAGATGGACCAGCTAACATTAGCAAGCCTGGACTTAGTCCACCATCTAGTTTACCTGACAGTGCAACGTTTACCATAGGTACAGACGTTGGTGCCATATCTTTCTTACCAAAGACTTTTGAGTCCATGATAGGGGCGGTCGACTTGATAGTCGAGTTCTTTGCGAGTTTTTCCATTAAGGATGACATTTATAATTCTCCATTGTTTAGATTTTGTTTCATTGCGCCTATTATAGCATCAACCCGTGTATATGTCAAACAGTTTCTTTTCAAATTGTTCAATCTTTCCTGTACGATTAGGCCAAAGAATATACTCTTTCTCTGGGTTTGCCTTAAGGCTATTAAGTAGTGGACTAATAGAGTTATACAACTTGTCTAACTTCGTTTGTAACTGATCAGCAGTGCCACTTGTCTCTGTGATCTGAATGTTTGCTTTTTGTACCGCTTCTAGTTCTGTTTCATCGACTGCGGTAAAGCCGAAATCAAATATATCGTCTGTCATGAGAAAAAACCCTCCAATGAGTTTATGTGTTCAAGTTCCCAGTTGATGGCATCGGACACCATCTTCAACGGTTCTTTGAACGTTTTGTTAAATTGAGTTTCATAATCAATATCAGGATCTAGACCAAACTCTTTAGGCAAAAACTGTGGGAAAGATATTACATTCTCCATCACAGGATTTGGCATCTTCATGTAACAAAACTTGACTTTACTACCATTCTTGACTTCTTCCATTGATAGTCCGTGCTTCTTCATCTGTTGATTGAATAGCAAGGCGCCTCTGACGTGGATAGGAGTACCTTTCTTATAGATGGTATTCTTATCTCGCCACTTTTCAATGTCACTCACACCACGAGGAAATGATACATCTTCAGGTGGTAAAGACTTGAACTCTTCGTAGAAGTTCTTCACAAATTCTTGCAATTCTTTCTCTGTAGAGTTAAGCATAATGCGGTACGCTTTTACAAATTTGTCACGCACCACTTGAGGCGTTGAGGACTTGACGGCTTCAATGCCCATAATCTTGAGTTTTGGTTCTGCGTATTGAACCCCTTCGTTGTTGTGTACGTTAAGTATATAGCGTTTCTTTGCCATCCATATACCCTTGTCTGCTATAGCTTCACGTGCCATGACCATACGATTGTCGTATGCATTCATATTCTCAAACATGTTTTGGTACGCTTTCTCTAAGATAGGCACCAGTTTTTGCTCACACGCTTGATCGATAAACTTCACCGGATCATTAGGCTTCACTGCCTCAACAAGAGGTCCCATGTTAACATATAACGAGTCAGTGTCCATAGCGATCACATAATCTTCATCATCAGATTTCAATATGTTATTCATGGCTCTGTTCATAGCCTGCTCTGCCCATTTGATAGATAGCTGACCAGACAATGTGATGCCTTCTGCGATAACCATTTCAAAGTATCTAAAGTATTGATTACCTAATGCACCATAAAGAGAGTTCAACAAAATCTTAATAGCTTGCTGAGTGTTCTCTAGTATATTTATCTGTCTCTTCAAGTCTGCTGAGTTTTTACCTTCATTTTCTTGCTTAAGTTTAAGCATCTCTTTTTTGATCACAGCACGTTCATCATAAAGACCAATAATGATAGTTGGGAAAACACCACGCTTATCTTTACGATACATCGAACCATTAGCGGCAACTGATAGGTCACGTTCTCTAGGTGCATCA